AAATGCAATCCGTAAACGTACTGTTCGTGAACGGTTTCCTGGTTGCCACGTACTCGTTGCACGCGCCAGTGTCGCTCAGAACGTCGACTACTGTAGGAAAACTAGACCCGTCGATCCTGTTGCCAATGCCGTTGTGTATGAACGTGGAGATAAACCTATGTCCGCTTCTGAAAAGGGAGCAATGGAACAAGCTCGTTACCAAGATGCTTGGGATCTTGCAAAGGCTGGAGATATTGAATCAATCGACGCTGATATTCGAGTTCGACTTTATTCAAGTATCCGACGTATTGAGAAGGATTACATGCCCGATGTTGCCAGACTTGATGCACCTTGTGGGACCTGGATTTACGGTGTCTCCGGAGCCGGAAAGAGCAGAGCAGTACTTGATGCCTACCCTCAACTCTACCCCAAGCCCCGAAACAACTGGTGGGACGGATACCAGCGAGAAGACGTCGTCCTCCTCGATGATGTCGACAAATTCGATGTTGCACTCGGAGGAAAACTTAAACATTGGGCCGACTGTTATCCTTTCATCGGAGAGAACAAAGGAGGGTCGCTCAAAATTAGACCCAAAAAGTTTTTTGTCACTTCGCAATATACGATTGAACAGATTTGGGGCGATCAGGAGACCAGGGAAGCCCTTAACAGACGATTCACCTCCATGGAGAAGAGGACTGGCGAGCACCTTCAACTGAGGGAAGAAGAAGAAGAAGAAGAAGAAGTTAGTGATAATGAATCTTTACAATTATAAAATAAACATATTTTTTATATAAACAACTTTAGCCAACGTTGCGGAAGCGAGGGACCCGATAGAGATGTCTGGAGGGGACAAACCCAAGGGACCCCCCGGAGGGAGGGACAGGGTTTCCCGACGGCATCTCGCGGGACGTTAGCAACGGCTTGGCGTCACTCTAAAAAAAGCATTCATCTCTATCCCTTTAGGCCCCGCCAGGCCCCCGGAGGGCTGAGCGAAGCGAAGGGCGCCGAGTAAATTTTAAATATATTTATTCAGTAAATTTAACTTGGGTATGATGGCTGTATCTTGCGTTAGCATTACCTCCGAAAGTCACCATGTACAATGCTCCTTGTCCGATATCAGCTATAGCACTGGAAGTGTTAATGTAACTACATTTCTTTCCTTTTAGATTAATATTGACTTCTACATATTTCGTAACATTATCGACTACTGTAATGGTTTCTGTTTTGAATAATGGATTATACATTTGTTTCTTAAGAACTTTAAATCTCCAAGCTTGATCTTGTCTTGGAACTGTAAAGAAACTTGCAGTTTTGAATATATCGGTTACTGCTGGTGCAGCTCCATTTGGTGTTGTATCCCAAATCCAGTAAATAATATATCCCGACGGATCGCCTAATGCAGAAACATCGAAGAATAGTTGAGATTTTAGCGTTTGCAGGTGTACGATTCTGCCATCTCTTTCGTTGATATCTGAACCTTGAGCAATTCCATTTAATAGAACGATCGCACCGGCTGAAGCAAAAGCCGTGTTTGTCGAAGTAGTTTCTTTTGCTTTCATTTCTGTTCGAGGTGTTTTGATTTTAGTGGTTCGAAATCGTTTTGATGGAACATAGTTCCCAGATCCGTATTTTCGTTTCAAAGTCTTTCTTGCGTAAGGTGGCATTTAATAATACTATAAATGACAAGGCTCATAAAGTTGTTCCCGAATGGTGCAAAGCAAACAACTTATGGTCTATGGAAGCGAAGCGTATTATTACCATAGACCTAGTGTGCCAGTGCCAGTGTGCCAGGCTCAGCAAATCTTCTGGCGGGGTAGAATTTTTTTTTGTGGGGTCGAAGGATCTTGCTTGAATTTCAGCAATGTCCATCCCCAGCCACTTCTAAAAGATTAAAAGAAAGGCAATTCCCCAGTTAAATTTAGATCTAAATGAATAATGGAATCGTTCCCGCCCTTCCCAACGCCCTCCCCGCCCATCCCTATGGCGACGACAACGCCAACGCCGATGGAAAGTTTCGCAACTGGATCTTTGTCTGGAATAACTATCCTGATGACTATCGATTGCACCTTGATGGTGTTAACTGCCGATACCTTATCGCTGGTGAAGAGTTGGCTCCAACTACAGGAACTCCACATCTTCAAGGCTTCGTCGTGTTCCCAAATGCAATCCGTAAACGTACTGTTCGTGAACGGTTTCCTGGTTGCCACGTACTCGTTGCACGCGCCAGTGTCGCTCAGAACGTCGACTACTGTAGGAAAACTAGACCCGTCGATCCTGTTGC